TCACATAGCGAAATTTGCAAGCTGTATGCAAAGACAATACATAAGTCATGTAGCTTTGCAGGAACTCTTGAAGAAGGTGAGACTGTTAACACTATTTACAAAGATCTATACGAGAGAGGTCTGTAATGAAATCAATCAGATTACTAAAATGGGGTGGTGGCTATGTCACCATCCCTCACGAAGATATCAGGGCAGTTATTAAAAGCCATGAAGGTACAGTTGTTTACACTTTTGACAATGTCTACAAGGTCACCGCTTCTAAAGAAGAGATTGAAGATAGGCTAAGGATGGCATCATGATGGAATTAAATAAAGACGAAATTTTTATAGTCCAAAAAGGTCTTGATAGCATCAAGTATTCTTTAGAAGGTGAGACTGATTCTGCGAGCCTTGGTTTGCTTTATTGGCAAAACTTTAAAAAAGAAAATCCTAATGACAAAAATGTTGACTATGAGATCAAAGGTTTCAAGGAACTGGTTGCACAATGCAAAAAGAGGGAGAGTCAATTAAATACTTTAGCTAAGAAAATTGATAATTACTACAATGGAGATGACGAATAATGAACACATCTAACCTGGAACTTTACTTCACCTCTAGCAAAGGTGTTATTCAGTGGGATTGGAAAGGTGAGAATTTACCTGGGGAAACCCCAAGCCCTAAATATAAGGCATACAACTATCAATGGTATGTGCCTAAGAAATCAGAACTAACGATCATTAGCGACTTGCCTAAAGAAGATAGGCAACAGGTCAAAGATGAATTGTGGGCAAGCCTGGAAGCTGAGATTGATTATATGAAAGCTATCAGGAAGATCCATAACAATAATCGTAAAAATAATTAAGGAGAGGATTATGAAAGATTATGTAAATCACAAACCGCAGGCAGATCTGCACTGGACTGATAAAGCCAGGGTAATAACTGAATTATCTATTATTGTGTTTGGCTTAATTTTGGTTGGCTATTTATTAATAGGAGCTATCAATGGTTGATGATCAATTTGTAGCGGTAATTACCTTTTTGTTATTCATTGGTGCTGTATTTTTTATGGTGCAGAAATAATGGTAGGCAAGAAAACCAGGGATGATATTTTGACTGCTAGTATTTATTCCAACGCTAAAGGTAATGGAACTTATAAGAGCAGGCAGAGACAACTCCAGGAGAATATTAGAGCAAGTGAAGGCAAGAACATTAGATATGAACAAAACCTTGCTATGGAGCTTGGAGACTTCTTTGAGGAGCATATCATTCGCTTCGCTTGTAATAAGTTAGGTCTCACTAAAGTTATCACTGAGCATAACGATAAATATGTACATCAGTTCTTTCCAGTGGAATGTTCCCTGGATGGAACTGCGGTAGCAGATAAGATTGAAGTTGAAACTAACCCTGAAAAGGGATTCTATGTGGTGACAGAATGATACTTGATGGGCTAGGCGTTATTGAATGCAAACTCACCTCAGCTTATCCAACTGATAATGAGCCATTAAATTGGCGTGGTTGGGAACAATTAAAGGTGCAATGTGAGATCCTGGATGTTTCCTGGGGTTTATTGCTTGTCTTTCATCATACTATCAACGAACTTAGGTACTACTTCTATGAGCGTGATCCTAATTTTGCTGAGGAGCTAAGGCAGGTTGCTGAAGATTGGCAGCAAAGGGTTAAGACTAAAAACTATTTTGATCCTGAGACCTCTGAGGATGCTTATATCATTTTTGAAGATGAGCCTATCCTGGAAGATGTCCTGGAGCTTGAAGACAATTACCTGGATGTGATTGCCCAGGTAGAACACCTGGAAGATAGCATCAAGAGCATACAGAAAGCTAAGGATGCACTCCAGGCTCAGTTAATGCTGAAGATGGGTAACTTTGAGAAAGCAGTATGCAGAGAGTACACCCTGGATTGGGGCATGATTAATTACAAGGCTCAACCTGAGAAATTAGTTCCTGCTAAGGAAGCGTACCAGGTAAGAAGAAAGCAAATTAGAATCAAAAAGAGGGCGGATAGCTAAGGAGAGATTACATGGAGAGTATTGCCACCGCCCTCAGTTATTATATACTCATTCATGGAGAGCATTATGTCTAAAGAAAAAGAAACTAATAATAATGAACAGCTACGACCAGTTTATGTGACTCCTGAAGTGCATGATCTTTTGTGGCAATATAAGGTTAAATATAGAAAGAAAAGCATATCTGAAGTGGCATCCCACTTTATTAAGTTAGGCATTTGTAATGGAGAGATTGCAGGTGAGTGAATACACTGATGAAGTAGCAAGACAGCGATTAAAGATAAGAATAGAAAAATGGCGTAAATGTGTTAAAAGCATTTATGCTGAAAATACTCCTAATGGCTCATTTATGACAGTTACTTATAACGATGATTCTGTTAAAAGAATTAATGAGGATGGTACTGAGAGCTATACAACATCACCGCATGATAATGATAGCTTGGTTTGGATGTTTACTCATGGAGAATCAACACTATGGTAAATTCCAGGAATAAAGGTGCAGCCTTTGAAAGAAAGATTGTTAACCTGGTAAATGATAAACTAGCTGAACTTGGACTCCAGGACAGAGTTAAAAGAAACCTGGAACAATATCAAACTAAAGGCGAAGCTGATATCTACTTGCGGAACTTAGCGATTGAATGCAAATGTTACTCAGGTGATCCTATTAATTTTGCTAAAGGCTCTTGGTGGGATCAGGTTTGCAAAGCAGCAGGTGATAGTTATACGCCTATGCTAGTTTATAAATACAACACTGGGCGTATCAAATATGTGCTACCTGCTTATGCATTGTGTGCAGATAAAGATATGCCTAAAAGCAACAACACTGTAATTTTTGGAGATTTTAATGACTTCCTGGAATCTCTTGGTGTTATATTAGGTGAATGTTGATAGTGTATGACGAGAACTTTGATAATTTTTGCCAGGAGAGGTACAACAATTATTTAATGGCTTGTGAGCTTTTGGGTGTGACAGATCCAGGAGATTACTGGACTTTCAGGTCAAACAATATTGAATGGCTTGAAGAAAAATACTTAGCTTCAGGTGAAGCTATTTTTAATTAACTACAACATTAAGGAGAGTAGTATGGAAATCTTATTTGAAGAAAATAAGCCTAGCACATCATATTTAGTTCATAAGGCTAAAGAGAGGTGCTTTTGGTCAGGTGAAGGAATATGCGAATTTAAGTATATTCTCCTAGATCCTGAAACAATTAAAACTGGATGGGGCATGTATGATGGTCAGTACCATCAAAAGTGGGATTCAGTTATAGACCTAAGAAATACAAATGACAATAAGCCTGGTGCTGAGTGGAAGCGTAGCTTCTATGTTTGGACTTTTGTAGATCTTAATGAAGTATTGTTATGGAACAGGCAGAGTTGGGGCGAATGGGTAGCTTTTAGTAATATGATAAAAATGTTCTACAACCAATATGAACAAAACAAACCACTATTACCATGCTTTAAATACCTGGAATCTAAACCAGTCAAAGTTGGCAAAGGCGAAACCGCAATTCCTGAATTTGAATTTGCAGGATTTAAACCTAGACCTGAGAATTTTATTCTTCCTAATTATGTCAAAGAAGACCTAGGGCAGGATTCATCTAAGGTAGAAACTCTTAAAAAAGAGGAATTTGTTAAAGAATTAAATGAAGACGAAATTCCCTTTTAATGACAAACGAAGATTGGGCATCTATAGCTGAAACTATAGCCCTGGAAGTATTGGGCAAACCCACCAAGACCTATACCAATGAGTTGCGGTGGGGATCCAAAGGATCTTTTTGCTTAAATACTGCAACAGGGCAGTTCCAGGATTTTGAAAGCGATGAAGGCGGTGGTGTTACCTGGTTTCTTAGGCAACACAATATAGATGTTAATGAAACATTAGAACGATTTGGTTTTAGCGATGCAGGGAGAAATAGATATAACACATCCCCTCAATTCTCTGCATCGCACCCTCTTAGTGGCGTGGTAGATAGTAAGACCGCATATCTTCCTTCCAAAGAAAAATCTGCTACGCCACTTTCTACAGAGAAATTAAGGCAACTATGGCAAGAAGC